TCCTGTCATTTCCTCAAACATTTCAGCATATGCTGCTGTCTGAATATAGTAATTTTCATTATAAGAATCTTTTCTTTCATTGGTAGATGTTTTAAAATCTACGATTGAAAGTTGGTGTTGATAGTTTGCTATCAAATCTACCCTACCTGCTACCTTGTATTTATCAGAATACAAACACGCCTCTTGTGCATAGACATCTGTTATAAATTCAAATCTTTGATTTTTCAACTCATTAAATAAATGATATGGTAGAAAGTCTTTCTTATGTTTCTCCCATGTTTCAAAACTAAAATCTTCATTCAACCAATCTTCACACATCTTGTGAACTTTTGTTCCTCTGACGGCAGCTTTATTTGCAATGTGATTTGCAACATCATTTCCAACTCTTTTTCTCCACTTCATTAAACCCTCTTTATTTCTAGGTGATAATACTGTGGTGATAGAAGGATACTCATTTCCTTCTGGTGTTACATAGTGTCTTTTACCATCAACTGTTTTTGTCTTTAAAACAGGAAAATCTAAATTATCAATCATTATATTGTATGCCACTCCTTACCTTCAAATAGTAAACCTTCTGCTTTTCTTCTTCTAATCAAACCATCTAATGTTTTACCACCAGCTTTATTCCATCTTCTCATTTCAGAGGGAACTGAATCATAGTCTGATTCATTTAATTTTTTCAACATAGTTGAACTTCTTAAATTACCAACACCTAAATTAAATGTCCATGCAACTAAAGCATCAAACTGACTTTGATTTAATTCAACCATTACATTGTCATCAACATATTTTTCAAACTTTGCAATGTCTTCTTTTAATAATTCATCAGCAACATCTTGTGTAATCACATCAGTTTCTAATACTCCACCTGTATGACCATAACCTATTGTCAATACATTTGCAGAACATCTGTATGATTCTAATCTACAACCTTCAAATTTCTTAATTAGGGCTAACCCCTCTTGACTACATTTCATAAATCAACTCCTATACCTTGTTTAGTTTTTTCTATGAGATAACTTCTCACAAAACCAGACCTTACAATATCTGGAATGTCAAATTCTACACAATTAAATTCATCCATATTTTCTAGAACTCTTAAAAAATCGTGTAACCCATTTCTCTCATTCGTCTTTGTCAAATCTGTTTGACTAAAATCACCACAGAAGAATATTTTTGAATCTTGTCCTACTCTTGTAATGATAGTATCTAATTCATGAAAGTTTAAGTTTTGACATTCATCAACAATTATAATTGAGTTATCAAATGTTAAACCTCTAAGAAAAGAAGTAGATACAAAGTGTAAACTTCCTTGTCTTTTAAGTGCATCATATAATGCTCTAAATGCATCTTCGTTTGGTTGTTTGAACATGAACTGTACCATGTTCGCATATGGAACTTGATACAATGCAGCTTTGTCTTCTTCATCGCCTGGCAAGAAACCTATCTCTCTTGTCGGTATGAGTGAACGAACAATTACAACCCTATCAAAAGGTGTTTCATTATTTAAAACATCTTTTAGTGCAAGGTATAGTGATACAAATGTTTTCCCTGTACCAGCACACCCAAAATAAAAACCATTCTTATTTGCCTTATGACCTTCAAATACTAATTTTTGATTATCTGTAATTGGTTCTATTTTGACCAACTCAGCAGAACTAATTTCTTTCTTCTTTGACATTTATACACATCCTGTTGGTTTAGGTAATCCAGCATACTTACATGCTTGTTTTGCAGGTCCGTATGGAAATAACTCATATAGATATTTACTGTTACCTTTGTCTTTTCCTAATTTCTTTCCTATTTTTTTAGTAAGAACTCTAACTGCTGGTGCAACTTGATATTCTTCATAATACTCACGAAGAAAATTAATTACTTCCCAATGATTTTCATCTAATGGAGCGCCATCTATTTTTGCCATTTCTTCAGCAACATCTGCATCCCATACATTTAAATCTGCTAGATATCCTTCTTCATCTACTTCATAACTTTTACCATTAACTTCTAGTGCCATAATTTTTCTCCGATAGTACAGCTTTATGCTTAACATAACCTTTCTTGTCTTCTTTCTTTCTGTCTTTTTCTACTGTTGCTTTACAGAATTTACGAAGATGTTTTGCTACAAAATTTCTCATATTCTTAATATTTATAACCCTTTCTTATTATATCTTCCTCTATACATTTATTACCATACTGTATTTCTATTATTCTAGTTGGATTATCTGTATTATTTTCTAACTGATGCCAACTCCCAACAGGAATGTGAACATAATCATGTTTGTTTAAATCACTCCATGTTTCATTTAAATTATATCTAGCAGAACCTTCTGATATCATCCAGAATTCACTTCTTTCTTTGTGATATTGTAAACTAATTGATTTGCCAGGATTAATTGTTAATTCTTTAACTTTACAACCATCAATTTCATGTAATATTCTATAATATCCCCATTGTCTTTCTTCTTTTGGATTTTTCCATTCTCGTAAAATCCATGATGATGAATTTTTTTTATCATCACCACCAACTCCAAACTTATATTTTATACCATCCATTATTTCATTTTTTGGTATATTTTCTAATGTCCTATCACCACCTTTTGCAAATATAATTTCATCATCTTTCCACTTATCTTTACAGTATTCTAGTGCATTTGAAACTGAACCATCTGAATCATCAAAACTAAAAACCTCATCTACAGATTTTAAATTTTCCAAAATACATTTTCTTTCTTCAAATGGCATAAATGATTTACTCTTTTTTCTAACTAACCAATCATCACTATTTAATGCAACTATTAACTTATCACCTAACATTGCAGCTTCATTAATGTAAGAAATGTGTCCACTATGAATGGGGTCAAACCCACCAGATATAATAACAATTTTCATTATTTTTTATCAACCCCATTGTAAATATAATATTCTTTTTTATTAATCATAGTTGTATAAATTCCATCTATGGTTCTCAAATAATTTCTGTATCTTCTAAATCCTATCTGTTTACCCCAATCAAGATACTTAGACATAGTTTTAGTGTCTACTGTTTTTTGTTTCTTAACAAAGTCTACGATATCTTCTTTTTTATCACCAGATTTTACAATATTATTTGATTGTTTATCTATAGCTTCACTTATCATATTATTAAATGATATAACCCTATTTGTCCATGCGTGAACACTAGAGCAATGGTCTAACGCAAGTTGAGATTGTTGGTTTCTCCAATTATTATCATCTAACATGCGATTAATTAATTGAACAGCTTCGTTTGTAGTTTTAAATCCACTTTCCATTTTATCACCAAATAATTCCTTAGTTTCATTACCTATTTCATAAACATAGGGAATACCTTTACATAATCCATCTTGACTTGACATTGCCCAACGAGTTCCACCATGAAAACCAACCCTACAATTTTTTAGTTTGTTAGTGTATTCATCTCTATCAGACGGACCATCAAAATCAAAAAAAGACATATCATCAAAAGTTTTTTTTAACATGTGAATACCTGTTGGGTCAATCATAGAGCAAAATACTTTAAAGTCTTGTCTTTGTTCTCTAAGTTGTTTTATTATTTTTATAAAGTTTTTCCAACCCCTGTACTCTTTTGTTCTATGATTAAACACAATTATTTTTTCTGTATTAGTTTTTACTGACTTTGATATCTTATCAGTTTCAATACCTAAGTACAAAGGTATCATAATATTTTTTAGTTTACTAATAGTTTTTTCAGAATAATGTTCTTTTGCTTCCTCTAACAAAGCATCAATCTGAGTTTGAGTATTTAATCCACATCTATCCATTTGTAACATACCTGTTATGTTATTATGATAGAATGTGGTTTCCCAATTAGGAGCAAACTCTGAGTTTTCTATCCAATGTGAATAACCTATTACAGGAATATCTTGTGAATAAATGTTATGACAATGATTTTTTATATTTGTAGTTTGTTCTGGTAAATGGCTCCATATAACATCCATTTCTATTTCTTTTGCATTTAACACTTTATTCCATTGATAAAAATCATAATGTCCTCTCATTGCATTTGGAAATGATGGTATCTTAAATATGTATTGTTTAGTATTTTTAAAATCTAACCTTGAACAAAATTCTGTAATTGGAATATGAAAAAATAAATCATTTCTTATTTTATTTAATTCTTTAATCACATTTTCCATGACAAGAACATATGAATCTTGATTTAAATTTGTTTGTCTTGTAATATTAGGAACACACAAAATTTGATATGTTGACTTTTTTATGGTTGACAAATCTATATCACCCTCAAAAAATTGTTCTAACATTACAAAAACTCCTTTAGTGTTCCTTTAAATTGTGATGATTTATAAGCAGATTTACAATCAATATCAAAATTTCTTAGTTTACCAATATTTTTTAATATTTCATATCTACCTAGTTTTACACAATAAGGATATTTTTTTAATATTTTCATGTGTTCTTCTTCATCAGATTTGCCAGTTCTAATTTCTGCACAACCCCCTTTAGCATAAGCAGTTGCCCACCTAGACATAACAACTTCATCAAAAATTACATTCTTATATCCTCTTATTAAACACTCAATATTAAAAACAGAATCTTCACCAGTTTTTGCTAAATTCCAATCTACTTCATCAATAAAAGTGGATAACTTATCACCATCAATCCAATGAACTGCTATTACAAAACTGTTATAATAATATTGTTTTCCATAAGGTGGTAAAGCTTCTTCTCTGTTTCCTATATGCATAATATCTGGTTCTTCAAAAAAAGTATTAACCAAAGAAAACCAATATTCCCAATCTTCAACTGTCATAATTCTTTTTGATTTTTCCATATTAGGTTTTTCATTATAATATTTTGTATTCCTTCTATGTAACCTTACATCATCATCTATCATACCAAACTTTGTTTTACCAGCGTGATGATATATTATTTCTCTTGTTTTTGCGATACCAATATTATCACCCACAACTAAATATTCACAATCATATTTGTACTCATCTCTTTCTTGTTCTTGTACAACCATGATTACATTTTCTTTAATTTTATCTGGTAAATTATCAAAAGTTATTTGACTATCAACTCTACGAAATGTTGGTATATATATTTTCATCTTATTATATCAATCTTATCCATTGTACTTTGATTCCAAACTTCTAGTTCTGTACGAACTTTATTTTCTGCAACCATTTTTTCATATCGTTTACCAGCTTTCTTTTTCCACCACTCAGTAATATTTTCTAATTCAAATCTATCAAAGTTTTCTGATTTAGTTAGAACATCTGTTTTTCCTAACAACACATCTCTTACATTTGAATATCCATACTCACCCATATAAAATCTTTTTTGTGTAGTAACATCACTTGCTTTGTTCATTTGTTCAGTAAACATTTTATATGCTTTAGTATCATGTTGTTTTAAACTTGCTTTAATAATACCTACCATTTTACTTTGAATTTTTAACTTTCTACTTGCTGTAACTTTCCCATCTTCTGTTCTGGCAGGAACTAAATCTTCACCACCATTTTTTTCTGTAAACCAATCTCTCATTTCAAAATATATGTCTTCACCAAGTGTTAGTAAAAACTTAGATAGTGTATCACCTTTGTATCTTAAAAATGGTTTCATACCATCATACATAGACATACCTTTAATGTTACCATACAAACTAGTTGTTTCAAATAAACAGAACTCTGTATTGTATTTTTCATTTAACATTCTACGAACTGCATGTGAAGTACAAATAGATGCCATCAACTTACCACCAAGATAATTATATCCAAATGGTTGAACAGGAACAATATTAAAACCCATAATGGCACGCTTGTTAAATATACTTAAATCTGGTGTACCACCCAAGTAATCATTACGAGGTTTAGAATTAATTATTGGTGAACCTAATTTAATAAATCCAACAACTTTATTTGTGTTTGTTTCTTTGACAATTAGTTTTAACATTTTGCCAGGAGCATTGTCTGGTGAAAATGATGCAACCATTTCAAGCATAGTATCAAATATTTCATTTGATTGTAGTATAATTTCAAAGTTCA